ATGAAAAAAGTATTACTTAGCCTTACTATGTTGGCTATAATATCAACGCCGGTATTGGCTAAATCCCCTGTAGCTAACTTAAAAATCAACGGTGATATTAAGCCACCAACTTGTACTATTAATGGGGCGACACAAAGTGATGTTCTTTTTGATTATGGAAGAATAAGCCCATCACTTATCCCTCAATCGAAAATTTACTCTTACTCTGGCATTGTAGCTCATAATGTCGTTACGGTTGAATGCGATGCAAAAATATATTTAACCTTTGTTGCGTCTGATACTTATGGTGACACGGAGTTAAGTGTTAATAATACATCAGGCTGGTTTCATTTAGTTGATAAAGCAAATCCTGAAAATACAGTTGGAGCGGCTGATTTCATATGGAGTGATGCTACGGTCGATGGTAAGCCAGCTTTTATTTCACGGGCAAACGATGTTGCAATTACAGGAAAAATCTACACCAACGTCTTATACAAAGGACCAACTAATGGTTGGACATCAGAAAAACAATCAGGCGTTGATAAAAATGCCCTGGCTCTAATTCCTGGTCAAGTTTTCCAATCAAATTTCAGGCATGGTAATTCAAATGGTACCTTTATTTTATCTAAAGATGAATTAAGTAAAAAAGGAATAGATTTATCTAATGGTTTAGATTTTATCGGGGAGGCTGTTCTCACTTTTAACTTTGGTGTCTAATTTTTAGAATAATTGATAATCACAATATGAAGATTTATTATATTGTGATTATCTTTTTATATTAATATGAATGAATGTTATTTATGCTATCCTAGCTTTCTTCCTCTTCTTTCCGTCTGCATTTTTTTCCGCTTTCTGTGCTTCTTCTATCTCACGCATTTTCACGAGAATAGAACCGTTCTCTATAACTGCAGAGTCATCCCAAATAAGTGACTATTTATTAACGTCGAGTGGCGTTTCAATACTGTTATCAACACAGCCCAATTTAATTGACAGAGAAAAGTAAAACTACGTTACGTTATGGAGAATGTATGCAAAGAGAAAGGAGTTTCCAAGACCATAAAAAAGCAACACATTTTTAGATTAGCCAGAGCATGTCTATGAAGAGTGGGTTAGAAGTGAAAAATGGTAATGCTAATTTGACCCGTTACTTGACCCGCATATCTCGCAGATTTTTTTAAAAAATCGCATAAGTTATTGATTTTAAATGGTACCCCTACAGGATTCAATATAAAGACGCATGATATTGATTATAAACATCTTAATTTCATTCAATTTTGTATCATGCCCCCAATTATGCCCCCTTTTTATTTTGTTACTCACAAATTGAGAAATTTAGATTTTAGTTTTTCCAAAACTACCTGTATTGCAAAAATATCATCAATAGGATTTATAGTTGCAAATAATGAAATATTTCATCGTGCTCAGCTAATTTTCTATGCACAATAGATTAAGAAAGCTTAGGCAATGCGCTATATTCCCTTTACTGTGAAAAGTGAATCATATTCTAAACTATCCTCTTTGATTAGCAGGAACTACCCCGAACTTTTCGAAGTAGCTCAACTGAATTATAAATACGAGATTATGATTCAATCTGTGTTCATTTTTTTCTATTTACCCCACCATCATCAAGCCACTTTTGAATTAATGATTTACGGTATTTGGCTGGTCGGTTTAAAACAGGGAGAGGAAATTCATGCTTCTTTTTTAGTCGCCATAATGCCGTACGCTTCAGTCCTAACCATTTGTAAACATCAGTTTCTAGTATTAAATCTGTATCATTCATTTTAAGCTTTCTCTTAGGTTGTTATCCAAGCAAGTCTATCGACCCACATTGAATCTAACCTATAAGGCTAAAATGCCAGAAGCGAATAAATACAGAGAAAATATGCCATTAGACCAACAAAAACATCTTATATAGTTACCTATAGTTGCTGGACATTTTTATCTCATTCATCATGTAAGTTTTGATACAACTAACTTTAGCGTACATTCAACCATGCTAAATTCGGACTTATAGAAATTAATTTATATAACATTAACGTCAAGCGTATAAGTAAGCCAGTAACCTAATGTAACTATTGATACTAAGTTTTACTAACCAGCAACTATCTCTGCACCTGTTAGCTGATAACCATTAAACCATTCATAGCGACCTGTAGCAGTTACTTTATTTCCTTTCTGGCAGGTCATTAGCTCCATCGCGTTAATATCGAATGCCACTATCTTTAATGGGTACGGGCTACGCTTGTCACTTTCAGCCTGAATAGTCATCGTGGCCATAACTTTACCTGTCGCTGTTTTAACTCGCTCAGGGGCTTTTATTACCGTTCCTGATGTGGTGATCTTGATTAACTTTGCTTTTCTCATTTTTGGTTTATTCATCTTGATACCATCACAATATAAGCCATCGACTAAAATAAAATGCTGATTGGACTCTGGAAGATCGGATAATAATTCCAACTCATAGAGGTGATCTAAACATTAATTTATCCATGATGATACGAGGTTATCCCGTATGTAGATATAACCTGTTGATTATGCTTAATTCCGGTAAATCGACGGAATCAAAATACAACTGATTGATGATACTTAATTCTGTCACAAAACCAGATTAAAGCTCATTGGTCATCGTTTCAGTGACCAATGGTAAAAGTTGGCAACACATTGTTTTTATTGCTAACGGTCAAATTGACCGCTTGAAACCTGATTGTTAATACCTTGCCGTAATCTTGCCGTAGCTCTTTGTTGTAATCTTATTTCTCAGCATAGATAACTTATTGATATTTATTCAGAGTGCTTATTTGCATTGTGGTTACTTTTATCTCGTAACCATTATTAGAATATTGCCAGCCAGTGACGAGCCTCCAATTTCAGAGCCTCACGTCCCCTTAATTTTAAGGCGGCCTATTATCTTTTTGGTGCTGGCTTCGTCCATTGGTATGTAGGTGCTGTCACTCTTCGTCTGTGACGTTCTTTAGCCTGTATTAACTGTGCTACACCTGTTCTAATCGCTAACCGATCACGCCCATTGAGTGATTGCCCTTGCTGGTAGGCTAACTCCATCATAACGGCTTCTATTGCTTCTCGTTGTAACATGGCTATACCTCAAAGGAGTGATTATTTCCGCCATACCTTGATTGTGCTGAATTGGAACAATCAAAGGTTATCAATCCACTAGCGTAAAATATGCCGTTTTGCTGGCAACCAAAGTGGCAACCGTCAAAATGGCAACCACGTTAGCAGATTGAAATACGCTATTTCCGCACGAACCCAAAGTGACGGCCTTGGAATAATCAAATAGTTACCGATGCGAGCAATATCATTTTGCTGCGTACCATTCTGCGTACTTTTCCACAACATCATGATTTTATTTGATTATAACGAATCGTTAGAATTAAACACATACCCACTGCGTACCTAAAATAAATAAACGATGTCAGGTTTTGTCAGGTTCTGATGTTAACAATTGTCAACATTTAGTGGGTAAAGTATCCAGTAAAATATAGCCTTTTCGGTGGATACCTTAGTGGATACCTCACGTTTGAAAGCCAACGGATCATCATAGTGCCACTATGTTTATGTGGTTAGCTGTATTGGCTAATATTTAGCTACTTTAGCTAAAATCACTAATTTGTGGTTTTGATACCAAGGATAGCATTTCAACTGTTACCCTTTCCGACTATGGCGATAATCACCACAGTACAGCACTCACTTTTGAGCTTTGCTTGTTTTACAGTAAGTTACCCTAACTTTAAGTTATGGACTTATTCGTTAAATCCACTAGCAATGATACATTTTCTAATCTGTATAACAGTGTTACACACTGATATAATAAGCGCTCACTGAGTTAATAACGGACTATTATCATGAGTAAATCTAATCTTATTGCCTTTCGTCTCCCTGCTGAACTACAAACCCTGTTTAATGATGCTATATCGAACTCTGGTAGCGATAAAACAGCATGGGTAGTCTCCGCTATCAAAGAGAAGTTAAACCGTCCAGACAGCAATCCTGACGCTCGCATACTGTCGCTGGTGGAACGCCTAGAATCGTCTGTCGCATCTTTAATTGCTGGTAAGGCAGATATCCCACCGTATACCTATGATGAGTCTGCTGTTGTTTCTGTGGTTAATTCTGTACTGTCTGAGGGTGTAACCAATGGGCGCATTATTGCTGAACGGATTAACGAGGCAGGCTATCAAACTAAGGCAGGCAAAGCGTGGGATAAAGATATTTATTCAGCGTGGAAGCGCCATAAAGATATTACTGGCAAACTACAAGTTAGGCATTAAAATATATTATTCTCATTGCTTGCAGTAATAAATCCTAAATCAGCTCCAAATGCTTCCCGAGGGAATCCTCTAGAAGAAAGTCCCATATGATTAAAGTTACATCCTGGCATATTCGGCTTAGAATCTATAAGGTCAGCAACTTGTCGAAGCCAATTTGAGTTTGGAGCAATACGTTTAACTAAATACCACATTACACAAATTAATCCATAAATTCGTTCTTTTTGAAGACTGGTAGAAATTAGCGAATCAAAATAATCTATTTGCGGTATCATTAAAGGAACATATTTACGATTCCATATTCTCGAATGATGTGCACACCTATTACGTAATATATTCAGTCCATTTAACCAGTTAGCAAATGCTTGGGTGTTATTTATGTCGAATCGCCGCGTGATTTTTTTTTGCAAATTCCCCTTGAGCATTAAATAATATTTCGACATTTGCCCGAAATCCCACGTTTCAACCGCAACCCAAAATGGAATTTCCTTTCTCTGTTCAAGATGCCAATGAATACATTCATCTCTACTCGTCTTTATTTTCTTATTAAGAACGGCTAGCCATTGTTCAAATTTGCTATTTTCCCCTGACGTAAATCTAGGATTCATAAAAGAAGCTTTACAGTACGCAAGAGGATCTAATCGACCTATTTCATGAGCAATAACTGACCTAATGTGTATTTCTATACGCTCTAAAGCATCTAGCATCAATAAACGAAGCTTTTTATCAAACAAATAGAGGTCATAGGCACTTTCAAAAGTTGTTCCAGGTAGAAACTGATCTGTTCTGAGTGAAAGGTTATTATCACCAGTAACAATTATTCTAGCCGTATACCAAAACCCTGACAGCCGATAATAACCAACCTGAGTTAATTTTTTTATTGCTCGATCATGGTCAGAAATCTGCATTCCCCTTTCAAGTAAAAGGCTTAATTGCTCGGCATATTCCTTATGTGGTTTAGCAGCTATCATAATGATTTATTTAATTTTATCTGAATCATAAAATAGAAGGCCCGACCATGAGACTCACAAAGCAATTAAGCATGGAGAAACAGAGGATCGGGCTCAGTTGAGATAAAATTTACTACATATGCTGAAGAAGTCAATAGTTCCAATAACACTAAATTTTCCGTTACTCCTAATTTTACATAAAAAATTCAATATGTAGATAATTAAAACGATACTAACACTATATATAGATTAATTGGTATTACCTGTTAATGAGCAAGAAAAATATTTATAATCATCTCGTGATATTAGTCTCAAATAAAAGTTAATAGTGTTTGTTATACTCAATACTCAACAAAACTGCATGGAAAGCTGTCGCTCTAAACATTTCTGTACATCCAAGTTTGCGTATAAGCCACCTCTAAACCTTAATGTACCCATCTTTACCGTGATATATACCTTGCGCATTAATTCGCACTCATGTGCAAAATGGCTTATAGATACTTTAGAGTGTGATGGGAATTGAGGAAGGAATTACCTTATCAGCCATTATCATCTGAAACATTATCAAATGTTAGCATTTACCGAAGATATCCAAAGATTCAGTACCGATAAAACCTTAGGAAAACTTAGGATCTAGGCATTAGAAAAACGTTAGGATTTGTTAGGATTTAATTTTTATATTTATCTCTATCAGCCTCTATTTACAGTCTTTCTAACGTGTCCGAAAACTATTTTCTGTGGGATGTATAAATCGTGTTCTTAACGTGCCCGAAAAGTCATTTCATTTACGCGCGTACTGTTCACGAAAGTATGAAGGCTAACTCTTCAACTCTTCATGAATATACTTAGTTAAATTAGGTAGCGTTTCCTCGACCGCTTTTTTCAAGAACTCTTTTTTAGCTGTTGGTCGTTTAAATTTCTGCTTAACTTTCGGATCATGCACATAAACGGCATAGCTGGCGGAGTAACCAATACGTCCCGTTATTTTTGTACCATTAACAGTAACATCCCTAAACTGACTATTAATCAATGTTGATGTATCGATAGGCGTATAAATTGCGGATTGTGCTCCAGCATCGAAAAGAAACCGTTGCATAGCCCGTGATACTCGTTGATCTACATGCTGGCAATATTGTAGAAATGATTGATTGCGACCTTTCCTTTTAGATACTTTTATCTTTATCATTATGTACCCTTCAATACTATAAAGGGCAGAAATCTGCCCTATTATGGTTTTTATCCATGCTTTTAATTACCACTTTCTTACTTTTTCCAAAGCACCACCGCTACGCATTTCGTTACCAAGTACGTCATAAACCGTACCTCTCACCATTTGCTGTATCTGTTGCGCTTCCTTTTGAGTGATGCCATTAGGTGCTTGAACTTGGAATGTAAAGTGCATATCACCCATACTGACACCGTTGCCACCTTTACCCATTTGTCGATTACTAATAACTCGACCATTATCGCCCGGTATCATGTACTGACTACCGTTAGATGCTTTGAATATCTCAGGCTTCCCACCTTCACCCACTCTATACATAGAGCCAGCATTTACGGGTCCACCATTTTTACGAGCACCAGCAAGCGCAATCATAGCGGGAATAGCTGTTGCCATTGCTGCCATACCCCATGTAGCGGCAGACCCCATAGTGGCAATACTGGTTGTCGCTGCGGCTGGAGCCATAGCATTTGTAATTGCTGCGCCAGTAGTTGTAGCCTCCGCTATAGCTTGAGCATTGGAAGCCTTACGCATGGCACTTTCAGTAACCATATTCTTAACCTGTTGCATACCCATTTGAACCAGAGCGCCAACGGCTTGGTCTACGATGGTTAAGGCGACATTACGGAAAGCATCGTTAAGGGATTGTGTTTGAGTTAATAGCCCTGTGAGTACGTTAGTAGAGCGTTGTCCTAATGCGTCCAACCCATCAGCTAAGAATTGATTTGCTTGGCTTTGATTGCGCCATATCTCCCATTGAGCATTCATGCGGTCTTGCTCATATTGAGTATTAGCGGCATTCATTAACTCTAAGCCACGCTGAGTAATAGCGCCTTTTTCTGTTTCAAACTCACGAATAAGTGCAAGTTTACGCTCGTGTTCGTTTTTGAGTTGCTGAACAGGGTCATATTGCCCTTTAGCTTCAGTTATTGGGTCAATAACCGCGTTTATTTTTATTTCAGCCATTCCAGCATCAAATGCCTTCATTGCTTTATTGCCTAACGCCTTAAACGTTTCTTCATCAATGAAATCATTATCAAACATGCGTTTAAGCTCTTCAGATTCTTGTCTAAATGCTCTTGCAAGTTTTAACTCTGGTGTGATTTCTTGTGACTTAATAAAGTCATCGACTTTCTGCTTAAGGTCGAAAACCTCAGCGGCCTCTTCGGCAATAGCTTTCTTTTGTTTATCAGTGGCATCAGCACCCAGACTTTGAACAGCATTAAAAATAGCCATCTCTCTATTTACGTTAGCTGCGCCAGAACTCAATAATTCAAATTCTTTTCTTAACGTCTCAGTCTGTTGCTGTTGTTTTTTAATGGCATCATTTGCCTTATTAATCGCTTTCAACGACTTGTTAGCATTTGATTTGCTATTTAGTGCGGCTTCTTGAGCTTCACGTAAATTGCGTATTGCCTCTATCGCTTTCGGGAGTTCGGTATTGTAGGTAGCCGAACCTTTTTTTATCCCCATTTGCATAAGCAATAACGAGGCATTGTATTCATCCAGTGCAGGCTTACCGTCTTTCATGCCAATAGTGAGGGCTTGTGTTCGTTGCTCTATTTCAGCAAGAGAGTTAGCAAGGTTTAAACTTGCCTTCTTATCAAGTTCATCCGTTAACTCTTGTATTTTTTGTTTAAATAACTCGGAGTCTTTAACAAAACCATCAGCAATTAAAGCCTTTTCTAACTCTTTGATGGCTTGTTCTTTCTTAACGGCTGCGTCACTGCCTAGCTCTAGTGATCTAGCTAATTGTTGGTTAGCGTCAACTATCCCTTTAGCTTGGCGTTGATAAATTAATTCCGCTCTGCTGAGTTCGTCTGTTTGTTTTGCTCTCTCTTTTGCAATATTAGCGGCTTTACCTTGTGATACCGTCCAGCGACGAATATTCTGCTCACCTTCTGAAATAAGTAGCTCATACTGCTGCTGTTTCTTGGTGAGTTCATTAATTGCTTTGACTAAGTCATCGCGTACATAAGGAGAGCCAACCTCAATACCTTGCTCTTTTTGGGATTTAATTTCTTTATTTATTTCAGCTAATTGTCGCTTGTAAGAGCCTAATTCTTGAGTAGTATTTTCAAGACTTTCTTTCTGCCCTTCTAGTTGTGTGGTTGTTTCCGCTATCTTCTCGCCTAAGCGGTTAGCCACAGCGCGAGCCTGTTTGGCTGACAGTTCGTCAATTTTATCAATCCACTGATCTACTCTGTCATTAAACTCCTTAGTTGCGGTGTCATCATTCATCGCGTTATATAGCGCATACACACCAGCAGTAGCCAACATAAAAACACCCGTTGGGCCACCTAATAACCCCACAACACCTCGCAATCCTTGCATAGCAATAGATTGACTTCTAGCCGCTTGGGCTGCGCGACCATTAGCTACGGTCACCGCGTCTGTTGTAGTGGCTAGTGTGGCTTTCGCTTTTTGCTCTAATGCTAATGCCGCATTTAATTTTTGAGTTGCTAGTGTTTCTGCTTCTTTTGCTTTAGCGACTCTAGCCTCAACAAGCGCAATTTCTTTTCCGGTTGTAGCTAAGTGCGTTTTTATTTTAGTTTCCGTAGCATGTAGCGCATTACTGGCTTTAGTCACTCGCTGTAAATTTTCTTCACTCGCAGTCATTTGATAAGTTATTTCAGCATCCTTGAGCACTGCTGCCTGTCGTGCCCTCAGTGACTCTAAATTACGCTGCTTGATATCATTAGAGCCTTCTAATGAATAAACGTGTTCTAACGCTGCCTGAGCTGCTTTTAACTCTGCTTGTGTTGATGCTTTAAGATTTTTGGCGTTAATCACTTCTTGGGAGGCAGCAGCTTGCAATGCCTGAGCCTTCATTTGAATAGCGCGAGTATGTAAAACCTCGGCTTGTGTGGCATTAATTGCCCCTTGAGTATGTTGCAAGAGCGAAACAGTAGCGCTACCAATATTAGAAACATATCCCGCCCCTAGTAGCCCAGACACATTGCTAATCACACCTGTAAAACGCGCGTTAACAGTCGTTGCCTTATCTGTTGCCATTGAAGCGGCGCCAATTTGCCCCGCCAATTCACTCATTTGACGTGATAAGCGGTTTATTTCAGGCATTTTTAACGCACTGGAAACCGCGATTGCTGATTTATTGAATTGAGTAAATGATTTGCTTGTGGTGTTTGCTTCATTGCCTAAATCATTTATTTTTCTTCTTGCTTTTTCGATTTCACGGTTAGCCTCAAGAAGGCCAGCCGTATCGGCATCTACATATACTGTGTAACCTTCGCCATGATACATAATTTTCTCCCTGTGATTAATGTACAACTGATAAGGTTGATAAAGTGCTTCCTGCTTTTAGTGCCTGCACATTTAGAAAATTAATCAATTTATATGCCTGTTCCGTTAGGGAGTAAGGCTTTGTTGATAAGTTAATTAACGGGGATAATAAATCATACGCCTTACCTTCAACGTCAATCTCTTCTCCATCCGCTTTAACCGCAAATACCGCATTATCAAACAACCCAGCGGCCAGTAATTCAGGGGTAACTTTACCTGTGATACCGTTATAAGTTACTAATGTTTCTCCTGTTTCAGCTTTTAAATTATCAACATAAATCTGGGCTATAGTGCTTGCTAACCGTTGTAATTTTTCCATTAGAATCCCTCGTTATGTAAGGCATTAATTAGTAACCCTTGAATTAATTGACTAATAGGTGCTCGTTGAATGAAAAAATCTTTTTCACCCTGTTTTTCTTTAAACTTTTTGACGCGCTCTATTATTTCACTATCAATTGACACTGGCTTGAAGGTTCTTTTTTGCTTACTCATGTTTATTTATCCACCTCCGTAATTATATACAATACAATTATATAATGGATTAAAAAATAATCAATAATTGATTAATACAAACGACTATAAAACAGGGGGGATTTCTATAAAATTTAATATGATAGGAGCTATAAGAACAAAAAACCGACTCAAGGTCGGCTTTTGTTTTATTGAACTATTTACTATTACAAAGACGTGCTATATACAGGGCTTTTAAAAGTATAAATTAGATATGTTTTCCCTTGATTTGATACGCTCATTCTTAAGTTTGCTTTGTATCCATCTTTATCAAAATCCATATTAATATCACCACAACCTTGGCTTGCTAAGCAATTTAAAAAATCGCTTTCTTTTTTAAGAACACGGGTTTTTATTTACAGGAGCACCATATACTTTTTGTAGTTGATTTCCCGCTTGTTCATATAGCTCAAATGCTTCCTCTTTGGTTGTCGCTTTCTGATCAAAATTTTCAGTATAAAGTATATAAAATAATCCTAGCTTATCGTCAAATGTTGCAAATAAAATAGCTGCGTCATGTCCATCAGGTGTTTCTTTGAATGTACAAGAATGTCCAAAATTACAATTTGTGTCTTTTAAATTTAATGCTTTCACACTTTCTTTAGTCTGCCCCCACTTAAACCCGTAGGGTGCTGGCGGGTTGTTATCACATCCCGATAAAAATAAAGCCAATAGAGCCGTTATCATGATTTTTTTCATTTGATGATCCTTTTAGTTGATAAGGCAAATTATACATAACCACCTCAGTTTATGCTTTGACGGTTGTTACCTTGCTATTTTTTAGCCCATTCCACCAGCATTTGTTTTGCTAATGCTTGTTGTTGAGGTGTGATTTCTCCTTTAGGCTGCCCGTTCATATCAAAACGATTACCGCCCAGAGTAAGGGCTTTCAGATAGGTTTTACGACTATTGTATGATCGTAATCCCTGTTTAATATGGCTCTCTGGAATATCCAACCCTTTATCTTTAACCTCAGCAATCATGGCTTCTTTGATACCTATCATCAGTGGTTTAGCATCTGCCTTATTTTTCTTCTTCGATTGCTTTGAGGCTTCCTGTGACCTTTTAGTCCGTGCGCTTTTTGGTGTGTTCGTTGCTGGTGGGGGTTACATTATTGTTATCTTTTCTTAATAAGAAAATCACTCTGACCATTATTTCTTTTTCCTCAAAAAACTTTTTATTAGATACGCGATCAGGGGTTGTCTCAGTTGTCTCAGTTGTCTCAACACTTACAACCTATTGATTAAGCTATATTAAATATTTTTTTCTGAGACAACTTGATGATTTTGAGTTGTCTCAATCTCATGATTACCCACGCCTCATTTTTACAATAACTTGATTTTTAAGGGTTATTTTCTCATCACCGTGTTGTCTCAGCCTTTGATTCGGTTGTCTCACCCACTTTTTTTAACCAACCAAGGGCTAACCTAAACTTTTCAGCGTTGTCTCAAAAACGCCTTAGGTTGTCTCAAAACGGGCTTATGTTGTCTCAGGGTTGTCTCAGGAAATAATCATAATAACTATAAATATTAATAAGTTACCTTTTCTATTTTCTTATTGAGACAACTGAGACAACCATAATTAGCGTTTTTTCCTGACGTGAAAGAAATCACTCTTCCTCTTCATCAGGAACAAGCATCAAAATATAGGCGCGTTGCTGAATGTTGCCTAAATGTTTCAAACGTGGTGTTCTGCCTTGATATCCTTTCCCATTGGAAGGCTTTTTTAAAATACCTAGTTTATGCAGGGCATCAGCGAAAGTGTCCGTATTGAACGTTTTGGCTATCTCGTTCTTAAATACTGTTGGCAATGTATAAAATAATATGGGCGCTTCATCCTGCGTGTTTGATTTAACTCTGTACCCTGCAAGTTCTCTGATAGGTAAAGATTGCTCATCATAAGGCAATGGAGCAAATCGACTCATTCCATACGTACTTAAAAAAGCGATCGCCTGATCTTTAATCTGTTCAATCTCTTTATTACCTGTGCCGAACTCAGCAATCCAAGCGTTAAACGCGGCTTGAACAGCATCCTTACAATCTTGTTCATTCCAGCCAGTAATCACACGGCCCATTATCAAAGCCGCTTCTATAGTAGCGAATCGATCACTGGCTCGATGAACTTGTTCTCCGTAACTGCTCGGAATTAATTTACTCCAGCGTTGTTGTGCAGTTCTATAGGCTTCTTTAGCTTCATCTTTATGATTTGATAGATATTCAATCCAATAACGTCCTGCGGCCCCATAGCTAGAACGGCAATTTATCTTAATTAAATCTGCGTGGGCTTTCCCTGTTTCACATTCATGTAGTTCAGTGGCGCGTTCAATAGGGATGTTGAGTAATCGTACTAGCTGCCCTGCATTGACTTTCACACCCGAACTTAATAAAAAGGTCTCAATGTCCTTTTCTCCTGTACTAATGGCCACTGTCCGCCAGCTTTGAACTTGCCTATTGCCGCCCTCCTTCGCACCTTGGATCTTACCTTTGCCATTAAACAGCGTGTAAGCCGATTTGTAGACGTGTTTAGGGTCTGCCCCTTGTCCGACTTCATCCAAATACAAAAGTCCGTCATTGTGCGCTACAGCTTCGTTAGTCATACCGTATTCAGTGCCATACCATGTTAAGCGCTGTAAATCAGGATCACCGTATAAACTCACGGCCATATCTGCCGTGGTACTTTTCCCTGCTGTCGATTGAGCGTAAATGTGAATACCAAAGCTGTCAGACCCCGTAAGACTCGTCATCGGTGCAGATAATGCGGCGCCAATCGTAAACATCATAAAACTATTACCGTTAGCCAATCGCGCTACATCATTTCGCCAGCTTTCCACCGTTCCACTTGCTTTGTAGGCAGTTGATGCTGCGCTTTGTCCGTTAAAAAATATCGGTTGTTCAGGTGTGCCGATAATTGAACCATCGGGCATGATATATGCGCCTTTGTGCCAACCTGATTTATTCGTAATACTCCAGTCCTCTTTGAATGGTTGACGTAACAGCCAATCAGAAAACGACTGTCTTAATCCTGATTTGGTTGTGACAAATAACCCCGCGTTTTTTAATGTGCGCCATCCTTCACGCTCTCCTATATCGCCTGTCGGTATTGCCTGAACATTGTTATTCCCCCACTCAATAATCAAATACTCTTGATTGAGGTCATTAACACCTTTAGTGATCCGCTTGATAGCATTTGATAACCACTGCTCATGATTGATGATTTCCCCTGTTTCCTTGTCGGCTTTCGGTGTAACAAGAAATACCCCCTCTTTACGTGATTCAATGCGTGGCTTCATTGGGTCAGGTTTAACGACTTCATTGCTTACCCTAGTTTCTATCATCACCTTGCCTCCTTGCTGCTCTAATATTTCATTAAATGCCTGTCTTGCCGCCTCAATACCGTGTGATAGGCGGTAGTCATCCCAATCAGCTTTATCATCAGTAGGGGGTAAAACAGCGACACCATTAACCGCCTTAGCTGCCTTTTCTGCCGCTAATTTCCCTGTATTGTCTTGGCCTGGCTTAATATCGTTATCCCCAGCAATAATAATCTTGCTCTTTGGATACTTAACTCGCATTACCTTAGCTACATGAATGAGGTTTCCCGCATCAATTGCCGCAACTGTGTGCGCTTCTGGTTGGATTAAGTGACACGTTAGGGCGGTTGCTAATCCTTCAGCGATAATCACCGTAGAGACGTTTACAGGCTCATTGATGGGGTAATAACTGCCTGACTTTGCGCTATCTGACAGTAAACGCTTATCACCATTAGGCTTAATAGTTTGCGCGCCAGTAATAACGCCACCAGCATCCAATAATGGAATGATAAGAGATCCGTCCTGTAATAAATCCATTTCAAAACCATGCAGCCCCTTAGCCTTGAGATAGTCAGATCTCCCACGGTGAACATTGGCAATAGTGCGGTTATACCGTTCAATAAAGCGTTTATGCTTCTCTCTCTTCTCGTTAGCTTGTTTTTCGGCTTGCTGTACTTTCAGTTCGTCTTGTTGTGCTTTTATCTCAGAACGACGGTAGGCTGGTGGACACGCTGAACGGGTATCAATACCAATTATGTTAGCAACCTCATACGCTGCCTCGGTCACACTGCCACCTAATATTTTTTGCACTAAATCCAACCCATCACCAGAACCGCACTGATTACAAATAAACGTGCCATTACCGTCCTTGTTATCAAATCTAAACCGGTCTTTACCACCACAATGAGGGCAAGCCGTGTGCGTGTTTAGGGGCACTTCTGCCCCAAGGTAAGATAATATAGCTTGCCATTGTCCGTTAGCTTTCAGCTTCACCTCACGGATAACATCAATCGGCTTCATTGAAACGCCCCCTTATCAGCTAAAGAGTCGCCCATATCATTAATCATGCTTTGAATATCTCAGGCTTCCCACCTTCACCCACTCTATACATAGAGCCAGCATTTACGGGTCCACCATTTTTACGAGCACCAGCAAGCGCAATCATAGCGGGAATAGCTGTTGCCATTGCTGC